CGTTCAGTTACGTATTGCTCCCGCCCCCACCCTGCCTAGAACAGGCGTACTACTGCTCTATGATTAGCATTGCTAATCGATTAGCGCTTCTGATCTGTAGCAATCCTTAAATTTCGGCGCTGAATATGGGGATTGCCTCCCATGGCTGCCAATAAAAAGACCCCACCTATTGGCAGGGCCTGCAAAGCGGGGGCAGCCTGGCCCCTAGTGACGGTCTGAAATGGCCCAGACTGTAGGGACAGGGGGCAGGGGGCAGAGGCCCCGGCGGATAACCTCTCTGCTGGCTTCCCTGGCTGCTGCTGCCTGCAGTACTGAGGCCAGCAGCGGATCGGGCAGGCCATCGGGGCCAATGCTGACAAAGCCCAGGGGCTGGCCTTTGTCGTTGGTGACCGTGGCCACGGGGGGCAGGGGGCGGGGGGCTGCCATGGATCAGGCCTCCCACGTGGTGACAGAGAATGCTGCCTGCCCGCCCCCTGCCAGGGGCTGCCAGGCCCCCATTGTGGGAGCCAGGCTGAAAGCCTCTGCCTCTGCCCCTTTGCCTCTGCTGCGCTTTGTGCGCAGCAGCACGGCCACGCCATCAAAGCCCAGGGGCTGAGGCCCTGCAGGGTCAGCCCAGCGGTGATCAGTGACGTCCCCATCAATGCACAGCAGACGCCAGACGGGGGCCTCTGGCCCCCTGCGCAGCAGCAGCACGGGGGCAGGGCCTGGCCTTTGGCAAAGCCGGCGGGCACGGCCAGACGGAAGCCGGCGGCGATGGCCTGCAAGGCCTGGCCCAGGCCGCCTGGCCTGTCAGCAGCCAGGGAGGCCGTAAGGTCAAAGCCGGCTGAGGCCTGGGCCTGCAGGCCCAGGGGGCCATGGACGGGGGCTTTGCTGTATTCATAAAGGCAGATGCTGCCAGCAGGGGCCAGGCTCAGGGCCTCTGGCAACGTTTGGCCCTGGCCAGGGACCACGGGCAGGCCGTACCGGCGGGCCAGGGCCTGGGCCTCAGCTCCCGTAAGGTCAAAGCGCCAAAGGTGCACGGGGCTGTCATCGGTGCCCCGTAGTCTGACGGCCAGGGGCAGGCCCTTAGCCTGGGCCTGCCGATAGGCGCGGGCGATGGCCCAGAGAACGGCCCGCCCATAGGTGGGGCCATCGGCCAGCATGGCCAGGGTCCGGCGGGCACGGGCAGCGGCCACGGTCACAGACAGGCCCCCATGGCCAGCCCAGGCCAGGCAGCCAGCAGCACAGCCAGCAGAGGCCCAGGGGCAGCCATTATGGGCCATGGCCAGGCTATGTGTGCCCGTGGCCTGGGCCAGGGCTGCCAGGCCAGGGATGCGAGATCGGGGGGCCGTGGGGCCTGCCTCAGGGCCTGCGATGGCAGCGGCCAGGGCCTTTGCGGGCAGATGATGCAGAATCACGGGCCAGGCCAGGGCCTGGCCTTTGGCCAGCTTTGCATTAGAGGCCCCCACGGTCAGCAGCCCTTTAAGGCTGAGGCCAAAGCGGCTCAGCAGGGCGGCCACATCATCGGGCAGACGGGCAGGGGCCACCTTACGGGCCAGGGGCCAGGGGCCACCTTACGGGCAGGGGCTGCAGCAGGGGCCTGCTGTGGCTGCTGCTGCTGCTGGCTGCGGGTGACAAAGGCGGGCAGCTTAGGGGCAGGGGCAGGGGCAGGGGCTGCAGGGGGCACGGTCTCGCCGGGCAGAACTGGCCTGCGGGCAGCGGGCAGACGGCCGCCAGAGGCCAGGCCCAGGGATCGGCCCAGGTCTGCAGCGTATGGGGCCAGTGAACGGGCGGGGGCTGTGTGAGTCACGAGATCAGATGCGGAGGATGCCCCATCGCTGAGGCCTCCCAAAGGTAAGGGGCAGCCCCCTTATCAGGCAAGGGGCAGCAGACGGCCAGTAGGACGGTTTACAGACTGGCCCCCTAGGTGGCCCCTAAGGCGCCTGGGCCACGCTGCAGCCAGCAGAGAGGAACCGCGCATGCCCACCCGCGCATCTATCACGAGATCGGTGAGACTGATCACGTCTGTCACAAACCGTTACAAACACCGGCCCATGAATTCTACGGTTCCCCCATAGGGAATGCAGGCAATAGCAAGGTTAAGAACAAGTTAAGGAAAGGTTAAGCCTAGGTTAGGTTAAGGAAAGGTTAAGGAAGGGTTAAGGAAAAGTTAAGTTAAGGGCAGGTTAAGACTAGGTTAAGAAAAGGTTAAGTTAAGAATAGGTTAAGACCAGGTTAAGAGCGAGTTAAGTTAAGAAGAAGTTAAGAACAGGTTAAGAGCAGGTTAAGTTAAAAAGAGGTTAAGAAAAAGTTAAAAGCACTATTGAAAATCATTCGCAGTTGTATTAGGACGCCAGCCGGATCTTTTCAGGGCCCTGGCCGGATCTTTTAGAACGCCAGCCGGACCCAATAGAAAGCTGGCCGGATCTTTTAGACTTCCAGCCATGCCTCACCAACCCTTCCCTTTCTGAGCCGCCTCGATGGCGGCTTCTTCGTCTTTATACGGCCCTCCCACTTCTTCTCCATCGTCCTCATACCAATACCAACCCTCGATCAATTCAGTGCCCTTGCAGCAGGCTTCTGTGAAATAGTCCACAAGGATCATGAGAATTCTCCAATGATGTAGTCAATAGGACCGTCACAGTGGCCAATGCAATGGCCTGGCAAGAGCGCATGACGCGCTAGTCCAGATGGCCCTTGGATGGCATGGTTTCTGGCCAGCCAATGAGGGTCTATGGGCTCGCTAGAGCGACCTTTCCTGTCCCAAGCAATGGTGAAGAATAGTGCATCGTCTATTTCTTCTCCATATTCATTCTTGATGATCCAGCCTTGTTCAATGCGCTGTTTGATCATTGCCCACATATCTGCCCAGTCGTAAAGCTCTTGCTCTGGGCGCACGTGCAGGCCAAAGCACCAGCCTCCTGAGCTCTTGCCAAGATGCAAGGGCTCTTCTGCTTCCTTGCCACAATGGAAGCACTTAGGAGCGTGAAGGAAGTAATTAGTCCCCATAATCAGCCTCTCACAAAATGACGAAGGTGCATATTCCACATGCCCTTGCTTATATCTCCAGGACGATAAAGCACATAACAAGGCGCTTCCCTCGTCATACCTCCCTCTCCATCGCTAATTGCTTCTGCTTCATCCACCCACATGCCTTTACATTGTCCATCTTCATCAAACACTCCTATTTGATAATCATTGTCTTCCATGCACAGTCGTATGTGAAAGATCATTTGCGACAATGAAGATGCTTGAAATGAGCCTCTCGTGGGAGCGAAATAAGGGCCGTTGTCGGAATAGTTACGAACAGTGATCATCGTCTTCGGGCAATTGGATGATTGAATAGAGTGAGCCTGCTTTGTCATAGATGGAGACAAGTTCATCGCGCTCACGTTCGCTTTGAGCATAGTCTTCGTAGCCTTCGTTGTCTTTGAACAGCCAAACAATGTTAGGCATCAGTCTTGCTCCACAATACGAAAATCAGGATCGTTTGTTCTCTTTATCCATCGACATTGATTGAACTGTGGCATCACGATGAAAAGCTTGTCATGGTGATTCTGTTCAACAATGGCGGTGGTGATGGTGGTGCCAATGCGACTGCGGCCCTTTGAGCTGATAGCAAGAATGTTGATGGTGTCTTGCATGGTTTTAAGGGGCAATGGAGGGAAAAGTAGGTAGCGCTTTATCTTCTTTCTCCCATCGCAACACTGTTGAAGCAATCTTGTCGCTGGTTGGATTGATGAGGCGAGTGGCCATGAAATGGGAACGCCCCAAGGAGAAGCTACCATCAGGCGCTTTGCAAAGCAGAGCGGTGCCAGGTAGGCTCAGAATGTCGCCAGCATTGGCGTCACAAAGGAAATGGGCAATGGTCCAAGCGAGCTGGTCTTTGCGGAATGAGGATGTCATGGCTGGTGGTAGGTGGTGAGCCTCTCGGCTCGTTGGACTAACAATAGAACGGAAGAGGCCCCTGGGAAGGGGCCTGTAACATTTCTCAACAAAAGGCAGTGCGGCCATTGGTATAGGCGTACCACTCTTTCTTGCCAGGATCACTGGGTTTGGAGTGGGCTTCCCACACTTCAGGAAGCTCTTCTGTCTCGATGCGGGTGCCAGCAGGCACATGGATGGGGCCATTAAGCGTGGAGATGGTCCACTGATCCATCACAGGGCCGTTGATGTACCAAGTGCGGCTCACATGCAGCAGGCCAGTCATTTCCAGTTTGCGGGGGTTGGCAGCACCCATGCGCACCTGAGTGGGGAATGGCTCGTGCCAATCGGGAACAGTGACGGTCAGGCCAATGGTGTTGAGGCCATCGAAGACGGTGTAGGCGTCAGCGGTGGTGAGCTGCTCAACGGTGTGGTTGATGCGGGTCATGGCTGAAAGGGTGGTGGAAGCTCGCGCCCCCGAACAAAGGAACAATAGAGCAAAAGGGGGCTGTTGCCAGCCCCTGAACGATCATTGTTGCTTATCTTTACAATCAGGCAGCCAGGGCCAGGGCATGAGCCTTGGTGATGGTGGCAGCACCACTCCCCCACCATTGACTTTCAAGGCGGCGGCGAGCAGCATCAATGTCAGTGCCACGACCGGCTTCATGCGTCACCCACTCTGTGATGGCGTTGTAGGCGCCCCGGTAGGTGCCTTGCACGCCTTTGATGCCGAAGCCAATGCCATCGCCCATAAATTTGTTTGCCACGCTGTCCCACTGCGGGAGATCAGCTAGCACCTTTGGGCGAGCAGTGGTCTTGTCGCCTCGCTTGTCGTTGACAGAGCCTGCCAGTTGCTCGCTGAACACCTGCTGGCAGTATTGAGCGAACTGAGCGGATGTGCAGGGCTTGGCAGCCATGGCCTCAAGCTCCTCAAGGCCCGCAGTGAATTGCTGACGCTTGATGTCGATGATCTCCGGCAGGCGGTCGATCAAAGAGTTGCAGTTGAGCGTGTGGCGAATGCTGATGCGCTTGCCCTTGCTGGCGGCGCCAGTGCGGTCGGCATGGCCGAGGGCAGCGCTGAGCGTGTTGGCACAGACCACTCGCACGGGAGTGAAGAGGGTTTGAAAAGCGATGGAACCATCGTGGCTGGTGGCGCCAACAATGTATTGGCAGATTTCATCGCCTTTCACCACTTCGCCTTCTGCCCCATTGATCTTGGCCGTGAAGGTGACCTTGCGGCCTTCGTCGAGCACGCACACGGCGCTCATCTCTGCATCTTCGTGCAGGGCTTCTGCAAGCCTGATGAGCTGCTCGTTTTGAACGATGGTGTAGGAGTCCTTCTGGACGCTCAGCACCTTGCCATTGTCGCCGCGAGTGATGGCCTGGAAGCCCTCGATGGGCTGGCCAGCAGGATCGAAGATGGGAGTGGAAAGCACTTCCCAGTCGGCTTGGCCGAGGGCGAAAGCTTCACGGGCGGGGAGGGTGCCGTCCACCACTTGCCCGAGACCGTGCCATGCGGCTTGGCCGTGGAAGAAAGCGCCGGAAGAGAATTGATGAGCCATGGTTTTGAAGAGAAAGGAGCGGGGTCGAGCCGCTTGATTTAGAAATTAGCCCCTGTTCCGTCAAAAGTCAAATGGAGCAGGGGCCAGTTAACTGATTGTCACATTTGGTCGCAGATGCCTCCAAGGATTTCATCTACATAACGCTGCACCTCGTCAAGCTTATGAAAAGCAGCATCGCGTTCATGGCGAGCTTGATCGTAGGCAGCAGCGCCTTGCGGATAAAAATCGCGACCGTTGCAAGTGGCTGCTGCAAGTGCTTCCGCAGCGGCATCAAGAGCTTTAGATGCGGCCCAATACTCGTCGCGAAGCGTTTTGGCGCCAGTGCCGTTGAGGTGGATGGTGGGGATGGTTGCCATGGGAAAGAAGAAAGGGCGTCGCCGCCGGACAAAGGAACAATACAAAGGAAAGAGGCCGTGAGGCCCCTGTTGTCACAATTCGTTACAAAGCTCTTTCACGAGAACCTTTTGCGCCACTCGTTTGCCGTCAATGGACCAGCGAGTGGTGCTGCTCCAGCGACCACCGCCCATGCACCGAGGCACAATGCTGCACTTTGCTTCCTTTCCATTGAACTCCCCGGAAGCAAAGCCCCCGGCAGAGGAGCCGCCGAGGCGGCGCTGTTGGAAGGCTTGATCGTAAAGCTTGCCGGTAAAGACGGAAGCATCAGCCCAGGAAATAGAAACGCCCACGGCTAGCAGCTCTTCGCGAGAAATATATTTGTTCATGATCAACCGTTGATTGCGTTGTTGAAGAATTGCTCAGCTTCCCACTTGTGATCAAACAGGCCGTAGGAAGTGGTATGCAAGGAGAGTTCAGTGAGACGCTCCCATCCATAGGCTTCCCACTTGATGGTGCCATCAGCGGAGTGGAACTGCCTAATGCCATAGCCAGAGAGCTGAGCCTGGCGATCGGCTTCGAGACGAGCCTCGTAAGAGGGAAAATGCTTGGTGGTCATTGGCTTGTGAGAATGGTGAAGCTTGCGCCTCGTTGAAGGTAATGTAAAAGCAAGAGGGGCCTGGTCAGCCCCTCTGTCATTTTTCGTAATAAAAGGCTGGGGACTTACGAGCAGACGCTTAATGCAGGCCTATGACTGGACTCCGCAGTCCGTTGGAACCACCTGCACTGCTCAATGGCACTCTTGTCAGAACGGAAGCCAGAGCAAAGCACGCACAGTACCTTGCACCCACCACTTAGCCCGAGTAGTGGCTGGCTGGTTCAGAGAGCGTCTTGAGGGAAGTAAGTGCTTCCCGCTCTGCCCCATTGCTAAGGACTATTTGCGCCTTCCTTCACCATGAATGTCTTGGTGGTGAAGAGCGCCATGAGGCTACGAGCCTGACGCTCCAGGGCATTGCGGTCGAGGCTGGTATCGAGCAGGCTCCAGCCATTGCCCTCGCTTGTCCATAGCGTCCACACGGGCTCACGATCAAGAACTGCCATGGGTCAGAAAAGATGGAGAACGATGCCGTTGGCCTTAATGCAGCTCACACGCTCGCAATCAAAAGAGCGCCAGGCCCCCTCGCCTTTGGTGCGGGCGATGGTGAAGTCCCGACAGCGGATGATGCTGGGCGTCTTGAGCGCATGGCCCGTGCCCTTGATTTCCTTGGTGTCGCAAGGGTTGAACTGAAGCTTGCGCTTCTCTCCATTGAGCTTTGTGAATTCAACGGAAACGATCGAGGCGCCTGCGTCCTTGATGAACCTCTTCACCAGTTCGGTTTTGGACTGAGGCTTGAGAATGGTTGCCATGGGAATGAGAATGGTGGGCTCGCGCCCTGTGCTGATCATTGTGGAGCATGATGGGCAGCTTGTGAAGCCCCTGGCTCATCAGCGTTGCTTATGGACGGCAATGCTGGGCAGGTGCTCGCTCTGGCAGTACGGTTGAGGGTGGAGCTCTACGCACTGGGCATAGGCTTGGCGATTGTCCGGCTGGAGCGGTTGAGCCACGTAGGACCAGCCCAGGACGGTGAGCATGCCTGACAGCACGGCGAAGGCGGCGAAGTTCTGCATGAAGAAAAGGGCGAACCGGCTCACAATAACGAGCTAGCCCGCCCCTAAAAGGCTTTTGTTGCAAAGCGTAATACAAAGCCAGTCGAAACGAGAAAGGGCGCCGAAGCGCCCTTTGATTACCGTGCCAATTCACACCACAATCTGCCGGACCCGTCCATACTCTGACTTGCCAAACCGAAATCTGCCCCGCCGAACCGTTCCGAGCCACAACCACCCTCCGTAGAGAGCAGCAGAGGAGCCCGAGGGCTCCAGTGCTGCCGTCTGCAGCTACAACCTCGCCGTGACTGGACAGACCGGACCGCGCCAAGAACAGACACTGCCCAAACAAAGCTAAGCTGGCCGTATCTACCCTCCGTAGAGAGCAGCAGAGGGGCTGAAAGCCCCAGTGCTGCCGTCTGCAGCTATTGCCATGCCCGATTGGACCTGACCGCACACGGCCTCGCCCAAGCGCATCTCGCCGAACCGCGCCATGCTGGGACTTACACCAAAGGATGCCCAGCACGATCAGGCCACTTCAGCAAGCATACGATTCAAGGCCTCAGTGACAGGCACCACTTCAGCCTCAAAACGGCCATGTTTGGGCCTCCAGTCACCAGTCCAACCAGTTTACCAGCATCACTAGCAATCTCCTCCACATCACGCAAGTTCAGTACGTCAGGATCGTACTGAGCCGTTGCGCTAAGGCTCCAATGGCGAAAGATTGGACGAGTGCGCATCACCTTTGCCATGCCGACCTTCACTCCAATGGTATGGGTGAAATCGCCACTTGCGAACATTTCTGCAAGTGCTTCGTCGGTGATAATTTCAGGCTTGCCAGCAAATTGAAGCGATGCGTGTTCTGTAAAGAACAAACCACATTTAGCCTGAGGTCCACGCTTGGACTTCTTGGCGCCCGCAATCATTGTGCTTTCAATCACATAATCGGGAATCACAAGATCATCGCTAGTGCGATAAAGTCCGGCTAGCCATTCAAGGCGAGCCAGCTCGTCGTAATCAGCGTCAGTCTTTTTGCGTTTGCCACTGACGGCTTTCATCGCTTTCGCATAGGTATTTCGCGGATCTGCTGTTTGACCGTTGTGGCACAGCAATGGGCTCGCGCCCTGGAAGCGAATTTGAACAGTGGGAAGTTGAGACACGAGGTTTGTCCTCAAGTAATGGAACATACAAAGATGATGAAGCGATCAATACCGGCTCGACTTGCTTTTTGGGATCAAGTTTGAACCTTTGGCGTCGGACAGAATTGGTAATGCCATCGTGACATTCGCAGCAAAGGGTCAGAAGGTCTGACATTTGCTCATTGCCAAACGATGGGTACGAGAAGTCCGGTGGGCCTGCGTTCTTGTGATGCACCTGAAGCGAGGGCCAGCCCAGTTGCTCAAGTTGTTCACGGGTGATCCCGCATCCTTGGCATTGGTGGTCGTCGTGGTCAAGACGTTGTTGGCGTTTTCTCCTCCACGCAGCACTGGCGTAGTAGGAGCTATCGGGCATTGGCAACACCTCCTTGGCGAGCAACTGACAAACAATACCATGGATCACGGCCAACGCAAGCAAAAAAAGGGCGCCCCTTCGGGCGCCTGTGGATTCCGTTCTCCTTAACTATGCCCTGGCCATGCAAACGTTGGCAACGCCTCGTGAGGGATTCGCGATACGAGCGAAGGCACCATAAGCAAGGTCAAGCATTCTGTCGCCGTACCATGGACCACGGTCTGTGATGGTCACCACTACGCTCTTCCCATTATCTCTATTCACCACGCGCACCTTGGCGCCCAGTGGAATCGATGGGGAAGCGGCGGTGAGGCCATAAGCGCTGAAACGACTCCCATCAGCAGCAATCTGCCCATGGAAGCCATCTCCAAGACCATAGTGCGAAGCAGGGCCACAGCCGAGCTTTGCCTCCGCTGCAAAGGGCACCATGGCGCCAAGAGCAATGGAAGCAGAAAGAAAAGCAAAACGAAGCATCAAGAAAAGAAAATAAGTAGCAAGGCTCCAGGGAGTCGCCTCCTGGAACAACCAAGCTATCACGATTCACCATTCCTTTGCAGCGTGCTATGCTTTGCAAGCAACTCGGCCCTGAGGCTTAATCACCTCCATCGTTGATGCCGCGAGGGTGGGCGCGTTGATCAGTTGAGCGAAGTCGCGAGGCTCGCTACGGTACGCATGGCCCGTGAGGCAACTGATCCCTTTTGAGAAGGAGCTGGCGCATCGGAGGGTTGCAAGGAGAGGGGGAGCGAATGCTCCCCCTTTCTTTTATAGAGAGCTGGTTAGTCCTCGTCGTCTTCCCATTCCATGATCTGGCCTGCCCCCTTGACGGGTGCTTTCAACAGTTCTTCCCCATGGAGCAGAGCCTCATTGCGGGAGAAGGCCATTAAATCAACAAAGGCCGTGTCTCCCCACACTCTGAATAATTGAGGCTCATTCATGGCAGCATGCGTGAGAAAAGGAAAATAAGAAGGGCACACACTGTCCAGTATGCGCCCGCAAGAATGAAAATTGTATGGAGCGAAGGAGACATTAGGAAGGAGTGGCCATAGATGCAGCATAGGCCACGAGGTATTCCATGAGATCGTCGCCCGTAGGGGCATCCGTCACCACTTCCTCATGCTGCTCAACGTGCTTGTCATGAGCGGCACGAAGGCTGCCGATCAGCCCTGCCAGGGCGGACCAATGGGCTTCATTGCCGGGAATGCCATGCAGCTCTTCAAGCGTGGTCACCCACTTCTCCAGGTCCCTCACGCGAAAGCTCCAAAACACGCAAGGGTGGTTGGAGTTCATCACCAGCTTGTGGTCTTCGGTGAAGGCGCTCACGCCAAAGTTGTCTGAACGGATGATGGAAGCCATGGTTGGCTTTCAAAGAACCCTCTCATTGTCGGCTCGCGCTTGGTTCAGTGTCAATGGGAAAAGCGATTAGCGTTGCTTATCACGCTGCTTCCAGCCGGTCACCAAGAAATGGCAAGTGCCAATGGGCTTCAAATGGACATGACGGCCAGCCCTGGCAATGACATTCTGAAAAGCTTGTCTCGTGGCCTTGTCCAGTGGCTGAGAAGGCTCTTCCAGCCAGCTTTTTGCCCAATCTGCCAGCTCTTCAATGTCGCAAAAGTCGGAGGTTTGTAGCGTCAAATGTCGTCCGCGCCTCTTCACCTTCTCCCATGCCGGGTGGACAAGCGGGTGCTCTGCTGCCACTCGTTGCGCTTCTTCTTGCACCAAAGGGGGAATGCAAATGGTCACCATGGGAGGAAGTCTTTCAGAAGAGAGTGTCATGACAATCAGAAAGGAGAATAGTCCTCTGTCTCTTCTCCATTGAACACTTCTTCTGGATTTCTTCCGCTTTCTTCAATGGTTTCGAGCACGGCCTGGCTGATTTGCTTGTGCTTTGCTTTGCGGTAGTCTTCATCTCCACCAAAACTACTCACTTCTTCAAGCAGCCGCAATGCAAGGTTTAAGCTGCTGATGTCGCGCATGGTTAGCAAAGACTCTGGCACGGCCTCGTTATCTATATGCTGCTGCAAGAAACCCTGATGGTATTCAATCCATTTACCAAGCGAGACAATGCACACCTGCCTTAGCGCTTCGTCTCCATAGCTTTCTGTTTCTGCGTCAATGAGACGGGCAATCTCGGGAGCAATTGCAAAGGTGGCCGGATCTGTCATGAACGGCTCTAGCCCTTCGTTCACGGCCTGATAGCTGCGACTTTTAGCACAATGCACATGCTCAAGGAAGCTGCTCACGGAATCAAAAGCAGCGTCGTCAGGAATGCCGGAGAGGGAAGCCATGGGAGGAGGCGTTTATCAAAGCTTGCCGAAGCATGGTGCCATTGTCAAGCTTTTCATTCAGCGGGCAGCAGTGGACGGCTGTCTCCTGACGGTTCGCCATCATCATCGAACTCTGCATTCACCTCCGCATCAATGGCACCAGCCCTGTCACCGGCATTCTTTTCGGCTTCTTTGATCTTCTTGACTTCCTTGGTCAGTGTGTCTAGGAAGTTCTTATAGCCGCTCTTGCTGTCTTCCATTTGTGGTTTGATGTCGAACAGGCCGATGAGCTTTGCTTGCTGCTCCAGGCAGCTTCTGGCAATGCCTAGAAAGCCGCTTTCGCCGGCACTTTCTTCAATGCGCACAATGGCTTCATCACTACCTTCTTTGATGGTGGTCACCCTCTTGCGCTTACTTGCCTCAAAGGCCTCCAAGGCCTTTTCTTTCAGCTCGTTCTGTTCTTGAACTAACCGCGCTCGCCAAGTGTCTTGGCTCTTGAGGATTTCATTGGACCATAGCTGTCTATTATGAATGCGGTCGGAGCTGACTGTTTCTTTGGACAGTTTAAGCACATCGGCAATTTGTTTATTGCTCATGCGACCAGCAAGAAGCTCTTGCACCATGAATCGTCTCTGACCAGTGAGTTCCTTGTCGTAAGGAATTTTCCCTGGCCCCATGCCCACCTTATTGCGAATTTTGTCGATTTGCTCCGGCGAAAAACCAGCCTCTACCAGGATCTTGGTGGCATATTGAAGCTTCTCTTCTTCATTGCTGAAGCTGATTTCTGGCTGTGGCATGGGACGATGGAGAAGAATTAAAGGGGAGCGTTGCCCTTGCCGGAGAGTGTTCTTGCAAACAGAGCCGTAAATCGCTCTTGCTTTTCAGGCACCACTGCTGCAGGGCTGTCGGAAATGGCTCGCAACAAGGCATTGAGCTCTCTCCACTCTTCAGAAGAGAGCGATGGGGAAGAGGGTGTCGGAGCGCTCATGATGCAGCCATTTTATAGAGAAATGCTAAAGAAGCGAGAAGCGCCACGAAGAATAGGAGCCCGACAGTGCCACTAATCAAGCCGATGCGCAGTTCATGCTCATAAATACGCTGAGCAATGAGGGCTTCCATTTCTTCGCGGCTCATCATCAAAACAAGTCCTTGGGAGGGGAATAAACAATGCTCTGCTTTTGCGTTAGCACTTTGTAATCACCAAGGTCATCAGCAAGCTTCTTGCGAATCTTCAATTCATCCTCCATTGCCTGAATTTCCTCTCCATAGTCCTTTTGTGCTCTGTTCTGCAAGCGAATGTTGCCGTGGAGTTCACTCTTGTAACTATCCAGGCCATTGTCAGCTAGAAGCTGTTGAATGTCAGCCTTGCATTCTGTTTCAAGGTCTGTCATTGCCTGAAGGTTGGTTTTGATTGTTGAGAGCTCCTTAAGGAGCTCTTCAATTTCGTTGATGGTTTCCATGGTCAGGATGCAGAGGAAATGAATTTGTGATCGATGAGAGTCTCTATGTCATCTATGCTTGCTCGCCAATGCCTTTCGCCCTTGGAATCACGAGCGGCATAAAGCGTGCGAGAAGGTGGAAGAGGCCCTCTGTCGGGAATAGAAAAACCATGGTGCAAATAAGCTTCAATGGTCGTTCCTTTGTATTCCACTGATGGGAGGCGATCAGGAGGTTTAGGAGCCCTGGGCATTTTGAAAAAGAAAAACTACAGGCCGCTTGTTAGCAGGTTCGCCTTGGGGGCTCACCTTGTCCATGCGGCCTTTCAAGAATACCAGCACTAAATAGAAAGTGGTTGAAAGGAAGATTAAGAAACGCCTCGTGACAAAGCTCGCTTGGGGCTCGCTTGCGCGAACGGCGTTTCTCGCGAAGGTTATTCAGAATCCCGATAAACAGCGTTTATTGGAAATTCCGATAACTTCCCTTCCATTGCTCTCCCTGCCAGAAGAAGCGCCGCAGGACAGAACGAACAACAGCGCGTCGTCGAGCGGGCATTCCCAGGCGCGTACGGTGCGCGTAGGAATGCCCTTACGGACGAGAGTAAAGAGATTTTTGGAAAAGTCAATAGGAAGGTGTGCGGTTTAATAACTGGCACAAGAACGAGCCACTTGCGCTTGATGCGAGCAGGCTTAGGACTATCCTGCGAAAGACTCCCTCTCTCACCATGACCAACACAGCCTCGGGCGCTTCCCTGCTGCAGCGGGTGAAATTTGCCATGCACCACACCTTTGACGACGACGCTCGCGCCGTATTGCGTGAGGTGGCCAGCTTCATCGAGCAGCAGCGCTTCTACCATGTGGAAGAAGTGATCACAGCCCTTCGCCTCGAAGCCGAGCTGTAGGCCCACCATCACGCTGGCCGCCATGGACCCCGGCGACGCACCAGCCGAGCGCATCATTCGCCTGCCGCGCAATGGCCCAAAGCCAGGACAAAGTACAAACCAATGGCTCTATGGCAAAGACAAGGCTGAGCAGCGGGAAATCGAGCGTTTACGTTGGCAAAAGCAAAGGGGGCATTAGCCCCCTTCTTTTTCGGCAGTTCGCTAGGAATGAAGCCTAGGTCTGGACGGGCAATGGTTAGAAATGCTTCAGCTTCTTCTTTTGAAGGCCAAGCATACGAAGATGGCTCAAACGAACCATCTTCTTTTTGATAGCCAAGGCA